GACATAAAACCATGTTCATTCTCAACTAAGTTGTCTAATCTAATTCTGGTATCTTTAGACTTAGTTAGGTATTCTTTTATTTGTTCTTTATTCATCAGGCCTTCATAATGTAGCAAAGTGCATAGTAGGGTGGCAGGTTAGCATTAGTTGCTGACGAGCCTGTTGTACTAATGCCAACTGTTATTCCAGTTGTATTTGACCCAGTCGTTTGAGAAACAGGAGCATCGTTTGTCGTTGCCCCGCCCCCGTGACCAAGACCGCCGTCAATAAACGCACTATATGAGTGGGCATGGCCAGGGTCTGTAACAGTTGCTGTGTGCGTATGGCTTACAACAATAGCGTTAGCAGAGCCACCAGTATCACCTACGGTATAAGTAGAACCAGCACCAACAACAAACTTGTCTCTTAGGTCGGGAGTGCTGTTAGAACCATTACAGAGATACCAACCAGATGGTATAGAAGCAGCAGAGCCTGACCAGATGATGATACCGCCACTAGGAAACACAGTAGCTACAGCAGTAGCAACAAAGGCTGTGGTAGCAATCTGAGTGGTACTAGTACCAGAAGAGGCCGTAGGCGCTGCTGGAGTTCCTGTAAGGGTAGGGCTATTGCTGTCTGCCTTGGATGATATAGCCGAGGCAATGGCAGTGTATTCTGCATCAATCTCAGTTCCTTTGATAACCTTTGCTGGATTACCAGTGCTAAGGCTGTCTTTAGATGCAAAGTTAGTTGCTTTCGTGTAATTGCTCATACTGTTTTCCCTTGTGCGACATAAACATCGATTTTCTGAATAGAAAGAGGATCACCATTTAATTCTGCTTCTAAACCTAGTTGCATCACAGCCCCGTTGCCACCTGCATTGATCTGGAACTGGTCTAGGACCACACCATTGGAGAACTCAGCAATGTTGTATTCCCCGACATTATACTCGTAAACTACGCCGGTGTCAAGTGTTTTTGTTTCACTATTGTAATTTTCTTTGTAGTCAAAGCCCCATTTGATGGCTACAGCGTCACCAGAACCGCCAATAACCACAAATCCTATCTTTTTAAGGACTTTTAAGGCTGTTGGACTACCAAAGTCAAAGTAATTGGTGTAGTACTGTAGACGGTAAGTAGAGGCATTATCTAGGTGTCCAAAGTATCGACCAATATACCCAGGCTTACCTAGCAATAGTTCCTTGGCTTGATTGACAAACAAGGCCTTTGGATCAAGGCTATCCCATATAGTGACACGAGCAGAACCGTCCTGAAGAGCACCCCGCATATCAAAGCAGTAAGTAACCTTAGTTGCAGGCAGGGTAAGCAGGTAAAAGGCATCTCGGTCATAGTAGACAGACTTGATAGCACTGGCTGTCTCTGAGGCTACAGCGGCAATGAGATCATCACGGACGTTCTTGGACATATCCCGCATAGGCAGTGACTTCTCTTGGATGACCCGCTGGAGGCTACGCACACCAGAGTCAGACAGGAAGATAATATCTGTACCTGTGTTCTGCACAGAGTCCCTAGCAATACAGCCTACATTAGGGATAAAGTCTGCTAAGGCCAGTGTAGTGACATCTATGGGATTGCTGTAGATAGCAATGTTGTTCCTACCAAAGATGATTAGGAAGCCGTTATGGGCCGCTAGAGCGATAATCTGGTCATTATTGGGGAACACAGAATTGATCGATAGAGAGCCTGAGTCACCGCCTTGGAAGTCAGAACCATCCAAGAGCCTGCTAAAGTACACAGTCTGCCTGTCACCAACAATGTCTGCCATCCAGATACGCCCATAAGCGGCTAAGGCACAGTTAGGTTTAAAGTCTGATACAGAATAGCCTGTCGGCAATGTACCAACGTCACCTAACTGCTGAAAGCCAAAGGAGCCTGCATGGGAATGCGGATTAGCAATTGTGGTTACTGTGCTAGTCAGAGCATCAGAAACTGTGTATCCTGTACCGGCTGTAGAGACTGTTACAGTGGCTACACCAGTACCGCTAAGGGTTGCCACAGTCAACTTAGCACCAGTGCCTGTACCGCCTGCTAAGGTCAGAATATCGCCTACATTGTATCCAGAGCCAGCAGCAGTGACCGTCACAGTCGCTATTGGACCAGTACCGCCACCACCGCTAATCGTAGCCACAGAGAAGGTAGCACCAGTGCCTGGAGTAGGTAGGTTGTGGTAGACCAGTACAGGATGCCCTGTCTGTACCATATAGGCATGGGAGATAGCATCGGAGCCATCGCCATAGGGCAGAGCCGCCGCTTGCCAGTTATTGCCTGTTATTGTGTAAGCCACATCAGCGGTATTAGCCTGTGTTCTGACAGTCTTGGTGGTCATGGTTGTGGTGCCAGTAAACAGTTTATTGTTACCGGCACTGATGGTCTGGTTTCCACCAGCCTCAATCATCTCAAAGATAAACTCTACAGGGTTAGCAGCGCCTAAGTCTGTGTTGACTGCTGAGTTTACAGTGGTCCAGCCACGCCTTGCACCAATACGACCATACCTATCGATAACACAGTTCTGTGCCTTCAGAGCATACCCCGAAGACAGTTGAATACTGCTTTCTTGCGTGTTTAGGCCTAGAAAGCCCGGAGCAGCAATAGTAGCGGTCTGTATTCTCTTCATTAAATGGAACCCCAGATGAGTTCTTCAGGATAGCGGTTAGCCTCAGCAGCTATGTGGTCTGACAGAGACTGGCGATATAGTTCATAAGCCTCAACACTGTTAATACCGTTGTCCTCACCACGCTCATTCAAAGCCTTGGCATAGGCTAGGAAGATTACAGGCTCTGATGGTACCTTGATCTGTGTAGAAGCAGCGGTAAACTCTGCCTGTGGCTTGATGACGTTAAAGTAGATGTTATAGACACCATCAGGGATAGGATAGAGGTCTACCTGCGTGTCTCCGTTGGAGTCTACACCGTTAAAGTTATAACGATCAGGAGCACCTACCAAGACTGTTCCGCTGTTTAAGAACAGTTCATCCATCTTCCTAGTTGTCTCATAGTTTAAGAACCAGTCAGACTCTGAGTTGATAACGTCAATGACCTTAAACCGCTGACCAATGCCGGTCAAGACATAGTTAAAGAGGTTAGCAGAGGTAGTCACCGTCAGTGTCTCTGACAGAGCATTCCAGGTGTAAGAATCCTCAACCTGCCGTTTAGCATCGTTGACGAACCTGCCAATTAGTTTAGAATAGGCATTGTCAGTAACGGCAGTAACCTCTGGCTCACGCAAGCGAACCAAGGTTTCATTGACAAGTTCTAAGTAAGTTTTGTTTGCCATTTAACAGTCCCATTTCTTTAGTGCTAAGGCTTTCCTTGTTGGTCTGCCTTTGGAGTCCTTCATAGGCCCAGGCACACCACTCATACGGGCACAGAAAGACTTCCTACGAGCAGCCTTCTTAGGCGACTTAGCAGCCTCTTTAGCGGACACAGGAGGCTTCAGGTTAGCGCCTTCCTTGTTCTTAAAGTATGCCCTGCCTTTGGCATTTAAGCCACCTTCTGGGTTCTGATATACTTTTTTTACCATTATTTCTTCGCAGTCTTCTTAGCTTGTTTGAACGCCTTAGCTGTAGGAGCACCTTTGGAGCCGACCTTACGCATCTTCTCACCACTTCCAGCAGCTATCCGTTTACGTTTTGCATTGATATTGGCATAGAGTCCTGGTTTCATTTCTTAGCCTTTGCCTTTGCTTTACGGGCAGTAGACAGAGCAATCGCAATTGCCTGCTTCTGTGGCTTACCTGCCTTCATCTCTTTACGAATATTCTCAGAGACGGTCTTTTGTGAGTAACCTTTTTTGAGTGGCATTATTTCATCCTCTTTGCTTTTTTCTCTTTTGCTTCCATAGCCTTAGACTCTTTGCTCTCATGCATCTTCATGCCTTTGGCAGACTTGTAGCCTTCTTTCTTAGCATAGGACTCGGCGGCTTTTTTACCCTTAGCGGTATATGGGAACTTCTTCTTTCCGACCATTGGCATACTATTCTCCTTAGAATTGGAATTGGACTGCGGTTTCAGGGACAAACTCTACTGTTGCTATATAGGTTACGGTATTGGTGCTAGAGTTCTGCACACGAATCTGATCACCAGCCTGCATAACTACCTCGGCATTGCTTAACAGGATGTACTCACCAGCACCTAAGTTCTTACCACCAACAATAAAGTATTCAGTATTGGTAGAAGCATCATACCAATAGACCTTTGGTGTGTCATTGCCGGTCAGGCTAATTACATACATGACCTGCCAAAGACCAGTATTCTTGGTAGGTACCGTAAGAATAGTGTCCTTGGTAGTGGTGGTTTTAGTTGTAACAGCCGATACTTTTCTGCTCATCTTAACCTACTTTAAGAACTAAGCTGAGTAATAGAATTACGATGAAACCAGTAGTCCCAAGCAGGATCTGTTCTAATCTCTTTAGCCTAGCGTTGATGCCTGCATAGCGTTCAGCGCACACTGCTTCATGGGTATCAAGTTGTCCTTTAACTTGGTCTGCTGTTGACATCACTATCTCCACTTAGGTCCTTCCATCCAGGCCACCAGAGAATGTCTGGTCCCTTTGGTTACGGGGTTTACCTTATGAACCACAAAGGAGGGAAACACTAAAACAGTTCCTTGTGTTCTTAGGTGCTCTTGTTTGGGGCTACCGAGATGTAACGGCTGCATCTCAAACTCACCGCCTTCATACTCTTCTGGGCTAGACAGTTGGCACACCAGAGATAACTTTCTGTGTACTTGTCTACCATCATCCCAATTTACATCATTGTGCCAATTATAATAACCTTGGTCTTCTTCGTTGTACTCTGTAAACTGAATCTCATTTAAGTGCCACAACTCAGATCCAAAGGCATTATGATTAGCAACATGAAACAGATTAGTTAGTTCATGGTACAGCCAGCCAAGGTCTTTATTGTCTCTAGTGATCCACCTAACCTTACTTCTACGAACATTGGTGTCTACGTTAGAGCCTTGGAAACCTACTATTGCATCCTGCGGTTCTATCTCTTTTGCCTGCTCTACTATGGTGCTACAAAGTTCTTTAGTGTACCTCTGCTGCCACATCTGCCACATTGCATTCAAGGCAACGTCCTTATAAAGTCCTGTGCCGCCTGCTCAGTCATCACATTGCCATCAGCGTCTTGCAGTTCTGCGCCAGCCGTGACTGCCTTCTTAAACTCTGCGTAGTCTGTGTTGAACTCGTCCAATGGAATGTTTGCGTTATCAAATATACGAATTAAATTTTGTTGATTGGCAAATCCGTTTTGTAATTTATACATAATTAAAGTTCCGATGCTGCAGAAAAATGAACATTACATTCGGTTTGGTCTGTCGCTCCAGACGACTTATACATATAAAGAAAATTGGTTCCTACAATACCCCCAGTTGAAACTGACACGTTTGTGGCCCCAGTATCGTTACGGTAATTTCCTGTTGCGCTATCTGTTGGAGAGTAAAAAACAGTAGTAGGGCTTGCTCTTTTTGTTACTTTGAACGGATAAGAATAAATTAATCGAGTTCCTGTTGGACAAAACCATATTGCCCCATTTTGTGTATTTGTTGGAACTGCTGTACCTGAGTCATAAGAAGTCTCATAATACCGCTGACACAACATCAACTCACGCCCATAATCCCTGCGCTCAAACGGTGTAGCAACAGAGCCTACTTCGAGTTGAACGCCTGTGATGTACCAAGTGGCGTTGAGAGTTGCCATTAGGTTTGTTTCACCTGTCGCACCTGTATATTCTGCTGCGGCCCAAGCACCAGCGGTTCCAATACGACTACTTCCAGAACCCAAGGAAAATATAATTTGAATTCCAATTCCTGTTGTTGTCAGCCAAGTCCCTGATGTATCTCCAGCAATTGTTACAGACTTTGTTTCCCATGTATTTGCAGAAGATATTGAGTATGTAAACGGATAACTTCTATCATCGGCAGAGTTTCTTAAAGCGCCGCCAAAAGTTCCCGTAACTGATGACCTAACTTGAAACGATAATGTAACTGTCTTTGCAGACGCAGAACCCCACGCCAAATCTGACACATTAGTACCTTCAATTTTATGCCTAACAAATGCAACCTGAGTCGATGCTAATGACGAATCTGCGGTGGTAACGGTGTACTTTAAGGAATTGACAAACCCTGTTGGGGCAGTTGTATCTTGTTGTGCAGAAAAAGCACCGTCAGTTGTATTGGTGATTGAAAATCTATCAACAGGATAAGACCCAGAAGAAGTAACCGCTGAAGTGCCTCGTTGAGCAATCCTCATGTCACCATTGATGATGCGGTTGCGGAAGCCCTGCAAACTATCCGCAGTAGGGGTCATGCTATTTATAGTAGCGGTATTGCCACCACTAGCGTCTGTGACTGCGTTCACCTTCAAAGTACTCATTTTGGAAACCTCGTCTTGATCTCTGCTACCTTGGCTTGCCACTCCTCCATCGTAGCCTCATTACGCTGTGCCTTGAAGAACAACGGGTCTGCCTCGGCTATGTAGGCACTACGGCGGTTCTCGGTAGCAATACGGGCTGGCTCTAGTGCGGTTAGCCTAGCCACCTCTGCGGTAATCTCTGCATCTGTTGGCTTGGTCTGGTTAGTATCGAGCCATTCTAGGTCATCACCATTAAGAACCCATTGTGCGCTGGGTCGTAAAGAGAGAATTGCATCTGCTTTTTTAATCATGCTGCAATCTCCCAAACTGTAATTGTTATTGTGTTTTCTGTAGTAACTCTAATTTGTTGACTTGTGCTATTGTTTGCAACTTGTATTTTAAATGTTTTTGTAGAAGTGCTTCCATGAACAACTTTTGCTTGATGGACTGCTACAACAGGCAACCAAATAACATCCCCTAATTTTCCTAGGTTGTCACCCTGAAATGATATTTGTTGCAACCGAGTTGAACTGTCATTCAATGCAGTATACGAAAAAACATCACCTCCAGATGGCGCATAACACCCAACTGGAACGGTTGCTTGCACAATTAAAAAACCTCCAGACTGACTTGGAGTAAATGTTGTTGATGCCCCTGTCAAGTCCGTAAATGAACTAGAATTTGTTTGAAATGTGGTTCCGGGTTGATAACTAAAATAATGGACTTGCAACACTTTACCCAAACCAGACGAAGCCGTAGTCAAAATCGTGCCAGTATTGTCAGGCAGCGTCAGCGTCCTGTTTGTGTTGCTATTTGGACTCGCAATCGTAAATATCCCCGTTCCGCTGGCGTTGCTCTCTAGTTTTATTGATGACATTATTTAGCCTCCAATGCTGCTAGACGGGCTTTAGTTGTATCTAGTTCTGCTTTGAGTTCTTGGATTGCCGCAGTTAAGGTAGCCACCAAGAATGATGTGTCAATGCCTTGGTACTTTGGGTTGCCATCAGCATCTACTGCATCCTTCTCGCCAGTAACACAGTCAGGCACTACCGCTTGTAATTCGTGGGCAATAAATCCTTGACCGTCAGAACCATCTGCTTTCCATG